ATCAACACTGATCGTCCCTGACGCCACTGATCCCAGATCGTATACTACATATTTTTCGATATTTAATGGTTTCCAGTTGCCAGTTACAGATCCTACCGGGTTATCTGCCAGGACATCAGTACCTATGCAGCGGTATGCAATTCCGTTGGACCCAACGCAGGCATCCACCGTACTTACACCGGTTTGATTGTATGTTGTCCCAGAATTATATGCCGCCGCATTTGACGCTGATTCTGCGGCTGTCTGTGCAGTTTCCGCTGCTGTTTTTGCACTCTGTATATTGCTTTCCAGTGCATTCATAATCGTTTCAGTTGAATTTATTTCACCAATTATCGTATTGAATTCTGTTTCAAAAGTAGGAAAGTGTGTTAAAAAAGCGTCAGCTTTGGTTACGAAATTAGTTTTATCTGCCCGACTTGGATAATCTGGAAAAGTTGTAGGAGTCGTTGTTATTGTCATATAAAAATCCTATATATTATTTATGATAATTCCTCGATTGAAAGAGAACCTTCAGATTAATCTGAGTAAGTTAAGACAATGTCCCAATCTCTGGTGAATCCAAGTATTAAGAAGTCTTCGTAGTCAGTGTTTTCTTCGTTGCCATTAAAAACGGCTGGTTTGCCGTCAATGCTTTTCAGAATTCGTGCAATTCTTGATCGAAGTGAATTTTCTATCAAGATATCTATTTCCATTAGATCAGATCTATTCCCCTGGTTGAGATAGACATTTCCAAGAGCATTTCTCTCTTTTGTAGAAGAACTTATTAGACCCGTTTTTATCCCATATTGTGTTATGCCAACATATTCACTATTACCAACTATCACATATCCCACACCTGGATAGCTTGAAGCGTCAGTGTTTTCGATTGTTATTTTTGTCTTTGAATAGTGGTACATGGGTATATCACAAGAACAATCTGAAATATTATTGAACTCTTCGTAAAAGTAAGAAAGAATATCTATAATATTTGAATTGTCTACCAAATCATATGAATACGTTTGGATTAAAATACCTGCTGAATCGTAAACTTCGAAAGTTACATTCGTTGCGTCAAGCCCAAATAAAGAGATCGTATCTGCTAAAGATGTGTTAATCTCGATAACGATTTTTCCTGTATCGGTACTTTCAGTTCCATCAGCATAAGCTTTTGAAGTAATGAATTTGTCAAACATTTTCCAACGATTACTTGCACCTTCATTAGACCATTTTGTTGGATTATCAGGTGGATAATCGCCTATGTCTGAATTAGCAAGAAGTTTATAAATCATTACAGGGAAAAGAGATGTGATACCATCTGATTCCAAAGAGACTTTTCTTATAATTGGTGTTACATCTGAATAAGTATATGCAACAGAATTATCCCATTCTGTTTCTGTAGATGCATTCAAATTATTTGAAAGTATATCTGACTCAGATAGTATTTTAGGGACGGTTATATTCAAAGTCTATTAAACTCCATTTTATGCCTGTTTGTATAATTTTGAACTTATTAAATCAGTTTAATAGACCTTTTTGCAATATAAATATGCTAAAATATTACGGTTTCAACGTCTCTAAAACTTTTTCAGTCAATGGCATGCCATTTATATCGAATCTTTGCATTGTTTTAGCTGTTAGTTTGTTCGCTTTTACATTTTCAAAATTAGCGACTTTCTGATCTGCTCTCATATTTGCAACTTCTTCACGAAGTAATTGCAGCTCTTCAATCAAATCAGAGTTGTCCAGCATTTGTCTTGTATCAGCTGCTGTTGAGATTGTTCCAGGTGAAAGATTTATAATCTCAGGACCTTCTTCACCGATCAAGGCGAGCCCACCGGAATGATAACCGCCTCTTGCGTATGGTTTAACGCCTTCTGATAGTCCGTATTTTAAATAGTGTTCGTATGCACCCATTCCAGAATCGGAAAATCCGAAAGAAACATCATCTTTTGTCCAGTTTGAAGCATCACCAAATTCAATAGTGTTAAGTTGTATAACTTTGTTTTGTATATAGGTGGCCTCATCAAAATTATCTGGAGTCACTGATCTGTCGAGCGTGTTCGGGTTAATACTTTCTGCTGCCCCATAATCTTTATAATGGTCTTGTGGATCGTTATATCCCGCAGTTATAAGTCCTGCTGCAACGTCATCGGCTGTCCAATAATCAGTTTGATTGTATTTTTCGTTTGCATCTTGAACTTGATCCCCACTCCAGTTAGCATTTAGCCAATTTGCTTTGTTTTTTAGATAAATATCATCATTGAAAAACTGATCTGTTATAGTATCAGCCGTGGTGGTATTAGAGTTCCCCATTAGTTCAAACATGTTTTTTGCAATATTTTCTGGAAGAAGCAAAATAGAATTGTTAATAATTCCAAGTTTATCATCTGGACCAATAAAATCATTAAAAGTTGCAATAAAAGTATCAAATTGTTCAGATCCGACTAAGTTTTGTATATTTTTATCAAGTTCTTTGATTTGACTATAGGTATCTTCAAGAGTATCCAGTTGGTCTTTAGCCACATCGTCAGTTTGTAGAGAGATACCTATTTGTTCATTGCTATAAGCTTCTGCTTTAAATAAAGAAGTCATTATTTTATTAAACGTATCTTTGTATTGATCAGAAGTTCCATATGTTTTGTAAAGATCAATGAGTTCATCACTTACTTCTGGTAAACTGTTTAATGCTTTTTGGGAAACTTCATAATCAGAACTCAGCATATCTTTTACAAGCTGGTCAAATTCATTACTCTTTATTTTCATTTTAATATCAGGTGAAATATGTTCGGCTTTATCTACCAATGAAGATTTATAGTCGCTGAGAGTTTCAATTATACCCTCAAACGCATCTTGAGCTTCATTTACGACACCACTTAAGAATCCTAAATCTTGTGTAAATTGAGTTATGCTTAAATCTTTTGATTGTAAATAATCTAATAATGCTTGCCCACTCATACTCGTTGCCGCTTTTACCCAAGTCGCTCGACCTTCTGCGTTGCTTACATCTCTGTCATATCTGTCACCTATTTGCATATATTCAAATTCATCTGAAAGATCACTGGCAGAGGCTTGTGCTGTACCAATTGCCATTAAGCCATCTCTTTGGATGGTCATGGTTTGAAATTGTTCGTATTGCAAGATAAGACCCCTGGAGTCCTCAATAAACTTTTCCACATACGAGGGGATTGACCCTACCGTTTCTTTGAAGGCATTTTCATATGCAATCAAGGCAGTTCTTAGATCATCAGCACCCTTTGATATTTCATCTAATTGTATATTAGAGTCAGTTTTGCCATAATTATACATTGGAGTTAATTTTTGAGAAAGACTACTTGTAACCGGTTCAAACATACTGATCATTGTTGATTTTAAAATATTATTAGACAACTGATCGTCAAAATCAAACCCTCCTATATCTGCCACTGTATTTTCAATGCTTTCGAATGCAGATACGAATGCACTATAGGCATTTGCTTCTATGGATGGCATGGAATTATTTGCCAGATCTAAGTAACCTTTTTGTTTGTTTGTAAAAAAAGAATTATTGCTTAAACCAATGAATTCTTTGACTATTTTCGTTAAACCTTGCAACTCTTCATTGAGGCCAGTCCAGTCAACTGAGTTTTCTATTGTATCAAAGGCTGATTTTAAGCCATCCATAGTAAGATTACCATCAGCATCTAATAACTCATCTATTTTAGTCCAAACTGTTGTATTAAGTTCAGATAGATATTTATCCATTATGTCCATAGATCCTCTACCGGAAGCCAGTTGAGCAAAAGTTTGACCAAGACCCGCTTTTAAAGAGTTAACCGTGTTTCCACCAGATGTTGCCACACCAAAGACATTAGATGAAACGGTGTCAATATTAACGCCGGTTACTTTAGATCCCATTTCCTGGTATGATGCCTGCTTAACCAGTTCCTTTTCACTGTCAAGAGCGTTTACTTCTTCTAAAAAATCTACTGTTTTTTCATAGGCTTCTTTCATCGTTTGAAGAGCCATGACGATTGATGATTTATTTAAATTATCAAGTGTATTGTTTGAGGCCGATAAAATTCCAGATATTTTTTCAAGAGATTCGTATGCATCCTCAGCCGAATTATCAAAAGAGTTAAGTGCGGTTTCAAATCTTGCAAAAGGGTCTTCAAATTCACCCATTACCATCGAGAATCTTGCAAAAGTATCAAGAGAATCTTCGCCTTCACGGGTAATATTTTTAAAAAACTCATCCCCAAGCAGATTAACTGTCTCACCACCAGTTGTGGTGGTTGTGGTTCCATAATCTTTTTGTTGTTCAGAATCTCTACTATATTTAGAACCGCTACCACCACTTCGTGCATCAAAAGCAGCCATTCCTGTTAGATTTGGATCTATAAGATTTTTTGTTGTAATTGTTTTAATTGGTGTTGTTGTTGTCCAATCAGATAGGTCAGCACCTTCGAATACCGATTGTAATAATGGTTCTCGTATTTCAGAAAAAATTCTATTTCCAAGTTCTCTCAACATACCCTGTGCATCGTTGGACCATTCTTCGAGATAAATCTTATCAGTTCTGAACTCGTTATTACTAAAAATGTCTTTTATAGATACATCAAGCATTTCATCCATTGCAGTTAATTTATTTTCAATATATCCATTTACTGCCTGGATCAAAACTCCACCATCTTCAACATCTTGAGTCCATGTTAAAAAATCCCAACTACTATCTTTTGGAACAGCAAACCAAGGTTTACTATCAACATCTGCTCGGGCAGTAGCATCATTGCTGACTGTCGTTGCAATACCGATTCCTGGTTCTGGGTCGCTTCCAAACATACTTGATATAATAGTAAATGCTGCGACAGCAAGCCCAATCCATGGAAGGGCTGTTCCAATTGTTGATGCTACTCCACCCAAACCAGCCGCGCCACCAGCTGTAATCCCGCTGGTTCCAACCATCGAACCAAGTGCCGCTGCATCGGCTAATGGTATACCGGCAGATAAAAGACCAGCACCAGAGAATGCAGTCGTTGCACCAGCAAAGGCAGGAGTTGCAACCCCTCCCCACCCTAATGCACCAAACATTGAAGTTCCAAGAGAGTTTATGGTTCCGGATGATGTTAATGCACTTGTTATAGATGCCGCTGATGACCCACTCAAAGCCCCATAAGCGCTTTGAGCAAGGCTTAAATAATCCATAATTCCAGGACCACCTGTGTTTGCACCGCTAAACAGGTTCGCTATTGAACTTGGATTAATCCCAGCCATTCCCATAATATCCATTGCACCTGATCCAACACCCATAATAGTATCGAGTATTCCAGAAAATCCAGAAGAACTTGCTGTTTTGTTCGATGTATTGGATTGCCCACGAATTGCGTCAGTTAGATCTTTTATTGCCTCGGTGTTTATTTTAACTTCTGTTGAGTTCTGAGCAATCGGAGATTCTTCACCCAAAAATAAATCAGCAAACGGCCCAAGAAGTTTTTTGGTAGCATTGTCAGCTACTCTATCTGTAATATCCCTTAATGCATTATCTTTCATGTCATCAAAATAATTATTCAGATTTTTTTGATCTTTCTTATTGCCAATCTGAACAAGAGATTCGTCCATTGTTTTTGGGTTATCATAATCCTGACCAAAAGCTCCCTGGCCCTTGACCGCATCAAACATCATATCAGAGAAACCTTTTGAGATATCTTCACCAATGCCAGTCATGAGATCATGCCAGAACTGTGCTGTTTTATCCATTTCATGTCGCATTTCTAAGAAGTATGCGGCAATACCGTCTGTTGGTCTGTCTGAAGATAAAAGTGTCTTTAAGTTGAGCTGGAATTTTTCTTCTTGTGCTAATAAATTTAAAAGCACTTTTGCCTTTGCTGTTATTCTATCATCACCACCTTGTTTAACTATTTGTAATCTTTTTTTATAATTGTCTTTTATTAATTCTTGTTCTTTTTCATAAAATCCAGCCGTTGTAATCCCAATGTTGTCATAAACGTCTTGATCAATTGATTGTTTTTCTCTTTTTGCTATTTCTTTATATTCAGGCTTAGACGCTTCTATTTGTTTTTTTGTTAATTTTGATATTTTTTCAAGGCCTGGAATATATTCTTCAATCCAGAACCGATACAATTCTTTTTGAGCCGCCAGTTGTTTCTCTGCTGGTAGTCCTGCATTGTCAGCCTCTTTTGTTTTCCCAGATAAATGAGCCTGTAATCTATCTGGTTCAGTTGCCATAAACAATTCGTCTTCAAGCTGATAGCCATCTTTACGATCTGTTTTTATTTTGGCTTGTGCCATTTTAGCTTGAGCATCTACATATTCAGGATTGTATATCCCAAGTTTTTCAATTGATTTTCCCTTGACACCCCATTTTCCATAAAGAATTTTGTTTTCTTTTACACCTTCTATTACCTGTCTATTCAGACGAGCATCCATACGTGCTTTGGCTTGTCTATTTGATTCCATTCGATCTGCTTCACTTACATATTTATCTGCATACGCAACACCAGCATAGATTTGATCACCAAATTGAGATTTGTTACCTGGAGTTCCATCTTTGTTTGTGTCAAATTTATCGTATTTTGGAGTGAAGCCTTTTGCTGCCATGATTGCTGCAAAATTTTCAAAGTTTCCATCACCGTTTAAATCAATTAGAATATCAGCAAGCCGTCTGCCAAAGTGTCCAAATTCATCCAACGTGTTTGATAACTTAATAGAACCTTTCTCTTGAGCTTCTATCAAAAGATCTTTTGCCACAGTGGTTGCCATTCTGCCATCAACTAAATAATTTTCGGGAGTGTTTATATTCTTGATTCGGATTGCTTCTCTGGTGTCATTTTCCCCAACCATGCCGATTGGCGTATCACCGTCTGAGACTCTGGTTAGTTTAAAATCTTTTATCCAACCTTTTATATTGTCAATATCTATAGTAGCATCGATCCCAGAACCAGCACCGAGAGATTGGTTGTTCTTTTTGGCATATCCTTGGATATAAGATTTCTCTTGTTCAAGTTCGCCTTTAGTATTGGCTTGACTGATTTGATCTAACAATAATTCTCTCATGGCTTTTTCTTCAGGAGAATTATTCGCGGCATTATTCAACTGAGAATTTAATTTATTGGTTTTTATTTTCATATCAAAAAAAGCCATTTCTCCGTTGTACTGATAACCTTTTTCGGTTCCGGTTGTATTATATTGACCAGTACGGATATTTTTTTTGTCTTGCCAGGAATCAGTTAGTTTGTTATTTTTGTCGTAATCAAATTTACTTTGTTTTACGGCTTTTTCGTTTTCAAGTTTTTTAAATGCTAAAAGTTGTTCATTGTCTTTACCGCCCACTCCAAATTTACTGGTTATAGTATTTATTGTTTTTTTGAATGAATCTTTACCAATATTTTTAATAGCAAGGTTGATATCTCTTAATGCTGTTTCATATTCATTTAATTCTTCTGTGCCTCGCTTCAGGTTTAATGAGTTTGTTACTAAATCAAAACCTTTAATACCTTGTCTTACGTTCTTAGCTTCAATAGATGTATCATTCAAACTTTTTAATAGAGCCTTGTTTTCAGTGATTATATATGTTGTTTTAAACTGTTGTTGTTCCGTAGATGTCATGCCAAATTGTTTTATTTTTTGTGAATTTAATGCTCGCTGATATTTTGCATTTTTTTCTGGATCTGCTTTTAAAGAAAGATCAAACTTGGAAATCATATCCATAGCGTAGCCAGCTTCTGGCCCAGATACTTGTACGTTTTTTTTAGTTTGTTGATCAATTTTGGCTTCTTGGATTTTTGCCAGTTTTTCCGGCATATAACTAAGCTGTTGGTTTGCTTTCTCCAGGATGCTTACGAATTCATCAAATGTTTGAATGAGATCTGTTTTTATCCAATCAGGCATTATACTGTTACGATTGGCTAATTCCAGTTTGTCTTTTTTAGTTATCAATTTATCAATAGCAGCCTCTTCTTCTGCAAATTGATTTTTTTCTAATGGTGCTGTGAATTTTGAATTTTGTTCCCAATCACTTTTACCTTTAAGATTTTTAAATTTATTTTGTTGTTTTTTTCTTAAATTTTCAATGTCTTTATTAACTGTAGAAATCTCTGCATCTCTTCCTGCTTGTCCCATATCTTTGATTTGTTTTTCAGTGAATATTTCTTCTACCCTATTTTTTCTTGCCGATTCATCTCTGAGATAAACCCAGGCTTTCCATGCTGCTGTTAGTGCTGCAATTGCTGCAATTGCAGGAAGTATAACTGGAAGCATTGCGCTTAACACGGCTGTCATTGCACCACCTATTCCGACAGAAGCTATAGGGGTAGCCATTGCGCCTGCCGTACCGATAGCACTGGCTGCACCGATGGCTTTAAAAGCTTTTGTTGCAGCGTAAGCCGTAAGTGCAGCGTCTTTCATTTTCTTGAGACTAACTGTTATGTTTGCAAGAATTCCTACGATCATTTTGCCACCATGGAACATGGCCCATGCTCCAGCGATTCCAACGATTGCACCACGCATTTCGAAAAGGCCTTTTATGACTTTGCCTGTGCCTCCCACAAAGATCTCAGACCATTCACCTATTTCCTGGCGATTTTGGTTGATCCATTTTGAAATATCAGCCATAGTGGATTTAAGTGTCTTGCCATATTCAGTATCTTCTTTAGACCAGATATGAATAACACCTTCTTTCATGGAGTTTTTGAGTTTTTCCCATTCAAAACCAAATGCCCCGATGCCATCAGGATCATTGGCGCCAGAATATTCTTCGTAGTTTTTTGAATACTTATTTTTCATGTTTGAAAAATTATTTGGATCAGAATTAGCAAGATTTGTTATTAAAGCTGCTTGTTCGTAGTCCTTTACATTTTCGCTGTAATTTAAGCCATATAAGCTTGTCACATTGGATTGGGTCGGAGCTATGCCATTCTTAATGGCTGCTTCGACCGCTGCTGCCATTTTTACCTGGCTGATCCCTGTGTTTCTGGAAAACTCTCTTATGATATCCGGCATGGCTTTAAAAGCTTCATCGGAAAGATTTAAATTATCCGTCATGCCTGTTATAGAATCTTCCCATGACATGATAATTTCCATAATATTATAAAGCTGTGCGCTGATCATTTGGACCAAAAACAAACTGGCTGCAGCACCAGAAGCCATCATGCCAAATTGGGCAAATCTGCCGAGAAGTTTGTTCTGAGGAAGCTGGTTAATTACGTCACCGGCACCGCTACTGCCATTTGAGAATCCACCACTGCCACCAGATCTAAAATTAGTGCCGTTATTAGAACCACCGTTACCGATTCTGCCAAGACCACGGGCTTTATTGGCCCGTTCAAGTTGGTCGATATCAGTATGGTTCAAGCCAGCTTTTAGTTCTTTATTATAATGCTGTTCTTGTTCAGATAATTGTTTGTAGCCAAGGCCGGTTTGTTTCATTAGTTTATTAAACTTGGCCATGTGTTTGTTTCTTTCTTTGATACTATCGATAACTTTTTGGGATGAAATGATTTCTTTATCTATCGCTTTTGTTTCTGCTACCGGAGCTGTTTTTCCGGCATCTGTATATGCAGCATCTCTTTGTGTTTTAACTGCCTGAAGATCGGCAAGGCGAGTTTGTTGGTATCCAAGTTGTTTGTCTACAGTATTAGATTGATCTTGGAAATACTTATCAATGCCTACTCTGGCTTTCTTTGCTTCATCTAAATGCTGATTGTTTTTTAACAATTCATTGTCGAGATTTTGGTTAGCATCTTTTCTAAATGCCTTTTCTTCATGTGAATGTATGAGTTGACCCAATTTTTGTTGAGCCTTAACCTGATTGTCAATATCAATAAGGCCTTCTTTTCTGCGAGCATTTATTTGATTAGTGCTGGTGGCTATTTTGTCGTTGAGAGCAGCCAGGTGTTCATAGCTTTTTTGGTATTCTTCAAGTTGTCCGTCAACATAAGTCGTTTTGTCTTTACCCTTACCACTTATTATTTTATCGGTTGTCCAAGTTTGTCTTGGTAAAGTTTGAAGTTGTTTGAATTGTTCTTTAAGACTTGATTGTGTTTGTTCAAATTGAGCTGGTTTTATTTGTTCATTTAATCCGATACGTTTTTGAGTATTGTTATAATTATTTAAAACTTTAGCCTGAAAATCATTATCATCAAATAATTTTTGATTATAGGCCCTTTTTTTTTGTGACAAATCTGTTCCGAATAATTCTTGATACATTTTTTGATCATCAAGCATTTTTTTCTTATAGATTTTTTCAAAGCTGGCTCTGTCTTTTTCTGCCCACATATCATCATACATTTGAGTTGTGATTTGTTTTTGAGTGCCAACTCTGTTTTGTTTTGAAAGATCAACGCCATTCATTCTGGCTGTTCTATAGTTCTTGTTATCTCCAAATCCTTCTTTATCCAATCCATGAAATGCACGATTAAGATCGCCTTGTGTTGATATGTATGAGGGCTTCTTTTTTTGACTATTAGAAACACCAGTTAGCTCATTTATAATTTTTTGCATGTCGGCATTCGAAGCTGCATTTTTTTGTGCTTTTTCTAAATTTGATTTTAAGAAAGAAGGACTAACACTCCCATCGCTTTTTTTATATGGAATCATCCCAGCCCCTACACCGGCCACAAATCGCTTACCTTTCTCTATTGGAGTTTTGGTATATGTATTTGGCTGTTGAATCATAGCAGCACCCAATCGAGCATTTATTCTTCTGATTCTTTCTGACTTTTCGTCAATTCTTGCTTGACGTTCAGCTAATTGATGTCGTTCTTTGTTCTGCCTATTTAATCTGGCTGTTTGATCTGCTTGTGCCTTTAATGCTTTGTCTGGAGATATAATTCCAACTGGTGTTTTTTGCGTATATTTTTGACCTGTATCATTCATTCCAGTATACTTCTCTGCGTCTGCCTGTCCTTTATTAATGGCCTTTTTTTCCAAAGATCCTTGACGTAAAAGAGCTTGAATATTACGATCAATATTGGATAAGTGTATATTTGATTTGCTTTCTTTTTTAGGACCAGCAGGAGTACCGGATACCGCCGCATTTTGATTGGTGGATCCGGTACTTTTGGATAATGCCGCTTGTTGTGTTTCGAGAGCTTTAAGCTTTTTGCTTAATTCGTCAGTTGCTAATATGGTTTGATTAACTTCTGCATGAAGTTTTTTAATATTTTTATCAGCTTCAGCACTGTCTATTACAATTTTGAGTTCATCAACCATATACTACCTCCGGCCTGGTTTATTTTTTGGTGGCTGTTTTATTTGCTGACCAGTTTGTTTTTTCTTTTCAGCCTTCTCGTTTAATCCTGCCACCCAAAGTTCATCAATAAAATTAATAAATCTTCTAAAATGCTTTCTTTCCTCAAAACTTGTAATACTATTTTCTGTCAGCCAGTCGGTTATTTCTGAATAAGGTATATTACCTATTGAAAAACCACTTGCCCTGGATGACGTTAATTCTCTAAAGCCGGTCCAGATTGGTAAGGCGTCCGGGAATAATTCTGGATCTGGTTCTGAACTATTCCCGGCCGCTTTTTGTGACCTGGTTGATCTAAGTTCCACACCGTCTGCTTCTAACCCTTTTAAAAACGATGAGTTCTTATTTGTAGTCGGTTGTTTTTTTAGAACAAACTCTACATAGTCTTGGAGTTTTTTTCCAATTCTTCATCTTCGGCAATCTTAAAGGCAGAAAAATTATCAGAGAAACCAAGAATTTCTTCTTTAATTTCTTTGAGTTCTGGATCTGAAATTAACTTCATAGCTTCTTCTTGGGAAAATGGTTCATCTTTTCCGTTTGCACCTGGCATCCCCTTCCAGTCCATGAGCAATGTCTTGACGATCAGATCGTTCTGGATACGATCTGTTACTCCCTGGGCAAGACTTACCTTACGCCGCAGTTGGTCCTGGTAAGGTTTGTAAAGCTTTTGAGCCAGTTTGTCATAATTTGGATTTCCGGATTTGGCAACCAGAACTTCAGCTCCATCGATCATGGAAAGTGGAAACCATTTTCCTTCGACAGCAGTTTTAAGATCGGTTCCGTAAGATTGTTTGATCGTTTTAAGATTAATACCCATTGTTGTTCTCCCCGTTTCTTTAAAAATTGGGCAGTAGTCGGCAAGTAAAATTGCCGCAAAAACTGCCAGTAAAATTTGTGTTAGATCCATTTAAAACCTATTTTAAAGGTGACCTGTTTTGCCCCGAGATCAAATAAGAGGCAGGAATTACAAAGGGGTACGGGGCGAACCCAAAAACCTGCCAATTTAAAATTGTTAAGTTTCGATGTAATAAAGTTTGACAATCATTGAACCAGTTGTGAAATCACCAAAATCAGAATCTTCCGTGACTGTTACCCGTGGTGTCTGGACTGCACCAATCCCCTTGAAAGCATCAGCCGCAAGGATTGCAGATCCAACAATTCCAGTTGCAGCAACACTTTGTGTTGTATCAGCTGAAAATCTGTTAACGTCAGCAGCAATTCCAACTTGCATAACAGCTGTTACTGATCCATCAAATTCAGTTAGCACTTCAGCTTTCCATCCGATTGGCATCGCTCCGATTGGTAGGCTTGCTTCGAAATCGATATACCCGGTTGCATTGGTATTGTCTTCAAAATCTGCCAGATTTAAAACTTGAGACTCCAAGACCTTTAGATCGGGTGTTATTTTTCTGTAATATGGTTTACTTCTTCCGTATTTTCCTTGCATGTCCACCTCCTGTTAATTGCATAAAGATTTACATAGGTAGTGCAAAAATAAACACTACCCATGTAATTATTTAGGCGGGTGCGTCTGTGTAATCCGCATAGAACCTGTTGATTTGAATTGATGTGCTTGAAGAAGATTCCATCAAAGCACTCCATGTCATATTTTCCACAAGATCTTGATCGGATCCCCCGGCTGACATGGTAGAACTGGAAACAGTTACTCTTGGAAAATAGAAAACGTAGCCTTCATCATTTTCGTCAAGAACTTCATATGAAAGACTGAATTCAGAACCGTCAACAAACTTGTCATACATGGTTGCATCCTGGAAATAAGTGTTCATATTTCCAGTTACGGTAAGTTGACCAGGTGATACAGCTACATTTCCTTTCTGGCCGATCGCTTGGGCACCACGAAGGTTATTTGACAGCGTAAAGTCAAGACTCTGGAAATAAATGCCTGAGCCGGAAGTGACATTTACGTTAACTCCATCCATCCTAATGTTTCCGATATGAGAAACAGCGTTTAAGATATTATCGCCAAAAGCTGATTTTTTCTGTGTAATGTATGTGCCATCAATACCGTCTGTTATTTTTGAAACACCAGCTTCCGTTGCGGTGAGAGCACCACTTGCGAGGTTTATTTGAGTTTCACCTGTTAATGATGCAACTGTATAGTCACCGTCGTTTGAGGTGGATCCAGTAACAGTTATTACATCCCCTGCAACCATTCCGTTTGTAGCGAAAGTAGCTGCCGTGTCAATAATAGTATCAGCGGTAGCATCAAAATCCATAGTTGTAGCGGCTGCTGCTGGCCAATATACTTTTGATCCAGTTGTTTGAATTATGGTAGACTCTTTACCCATAAATTCAAAAGAACCTGTAAGGATCGAACTGGATTGTGCGTTAATAGACATTGAATTAACCATACATCCGGAATATGTAAGAAACTGTGCGGAATCCAAATCTTCCATGGCTTTTTCAATCCAATAGGATTTTTTAATACTTGTTGCAGCAGAAGAGGGGTTTTTGATCAGACAACCGTTGATGTGTGCTGATCCTGTTGTTTCTGCTACTATGGTTGAATATTTATAAGTATCAATAATAGCAACAGTTGAACTTGTAACTGATTTGATTTGGAAAACTCCGTTGTTTACTGAATTTGTCATCCCTGAAATTTGAATGAACTGACCGGCAACAATGTTTGTAAATGGAGTCCCAGCAGTTGCTGTCAAAGTAGCAATAGCATTTACTCCGGTTCCACTTTTTACGATTGTGATAGTCGCGTCTGTATCGGTCGAAGTACCCCAATCTGCCCACATTGCCCCTTCAATAAATTGGTCAAATGTTTTGGGAGAAAGCTCAATGTTAATGCCGCCAGAAACTTCAAAGCCCGTCTGGATAACATCAGATACTTGTCTGGATGGATTTATATTATTTGAAGAGACGCTCTCTTTTGTAAACTGAAGAGACTCTCCTGTGAATGGCGTGTAGCGCATTGCGCCAGCAGTAGGTTTAACGCCATATGAACCAGATGCCTCTTTATACCAGGCAAGCGTGGTAAAGTTACTTGATGCTATAGAAGCCATAAACATTTCTCCTGTGAGATGTTTAAAGCTGACTAACGCAAAGGGGTTATACTGTTTTAAATTTTCTTAATTTTTCCATCCCGGAAGAATCAAGAAATTGCCCATCTCGGGCTAAGTTTGGGAAAAACTCTAATAGAACATTAGAGATTTAATAAGCAGGATGCAAATTATAGGTGGGACGATTTTTAAATTATTTTATTTTTTTTTGAATAAACTACACTGGCAAAATAGTCTTGTTGTAATGAACTTTAAATCCAACTGTTGTGAAAAATATTTGCCAGGACTCGCTCTCGTCTTGTTTACCAATCTTTGGTGGTTGTAATGTTATATTATTAATCTGTTTACATCTTAATATATCAAAATAACTATCTGTTATCGAATGAATAAGCCCGGTACCATCTTCTTTTCTCACACGAATTCTTGATGCAAGGATCCCAACAAGACTGAATTTTGCTTTTGGTGCCGGGTTAGATATTTGTTTCTCTGTTCCCCATGAAATATAAATTTGAATCCATGGATCAGTGCCTTTTATAAGGCGATTGCCTTTGTCTGTTTCTCCTTTGAAAACAAGGTCTGCTATATTGGTATCCCAATTTGTTCTCACATGAGTTTCTAAATCTATTCTTGCTTGATTTAAAGGCATTTTTATTTCCTGTCTTATATTAATTCAGAACTTGCTTTTCTATATGGATGGTACCCATCTTTACTCCATTTGGGATCGACTGCATTACCATATTCAACAGAATCAGTATGCACTGTATCGTTAAAAATTTCAACACTATCCCCACATTTAATTTCTTCAGCTTTGATTTTTTCTGCTTCTATTAATAAGGCAGAAGCGTAAATATTACCCGTTGGGCCATGATGTCCTGATACCAATCCTTCTCCAATCTGAATTTTATGATTTGCATCATATTCACCCATTGATTGATCACTGCCTTTTATAACATCTCCATAATGTGGTGATGCTTCAAATAAGTTATCAAGAGTATCTTTTACTATTTCCTGCTGAACAGTTGCAACTGATTTTTTGGCTTTATCAAAAAAATCTCCAAAGCTTTTTTTATTAAGTTCCATTAGATTATCCGTCCTTAGATTCTTTAGCCCTGGCTTTATACGAAATAGTGATACCGGCTGGTCTGATTGAATTAATGCTAATCACTTTATATACTTTGCCATTCTTTAATGGCGCGGTTATTTGGATGTCATTATAATCAGTAAGGTCTGGAATAGTATCTGGTGTGGATCCGGAATGAAATAATATTTCAACATCTTCTGGATTTACAACAGATAAATTCTCTACTTTATAATTTTTTACAAAACCGTGTGTTTTATAACTGGTTGTTGTTTTTGATGTTTTGCCGGTTGTGACATCATATTCATCGCTTTGCGTAATAGTCACCAGCATTTGTATACCGTCTTTTTTAAACGCCTGATACGCTTTTTTTGCAGTAGCTGTCCAGTTTATGGCCATATGTTTAGCCTCTCACTAAAGTCATTCTCATGCCGGGTCGCTTCAAATATGGACTGATCATATTTTCAACAGCAGTATGGATAGTCCCAGATCCAGAGCTTCCAAAATATTCAGTGGAGGCAACGCCATCTATGGATTCTTTTTTAACCCCAGGTGTTAGATCCGGCTGCATAGCTCCTTGGTTCAATAATTCTTTTAAGGCCGCTACACACTGAGCATTCTTTACTCTAAGCGGAACTCCAGAGGTAAATGCATCAGAAGCCCAATTCTGAACAGACAGATAATCAAAGGCCCTGATTAAAGCTGCTTCTCTTGATTCACTGGTTGCATCTGCCCAATCAGTGTTTGATCTACTTGAATGGAAAGATCCTGCTTCTATAGTTGTCACAAAGGAGTTTCCGACAAGAAATGTTCCTGAATCTATTGTAAGTGCCATTTATTATCCTCCTGTTACCACTGGTAATGCTGGTGTCGATTGTGTTATTTTAAAAATTGTAAAGGCAAATCCCATCAGAAATACCATAGCGGCAACTCCGCTTGCATAAAATTTTACTTTGAAAGTTAATAGTTTTTCTTCTAACTGTTTAACTTCGGTTTCTAAATCTTTGATTTTGCTTTCTTTTAATTGTTTTATTCTTTTTTCTATAGCAAAATCATTGTTTTCATAATTTGATTCAAGTGTTTTTACTGCACTTTTTACATCCCTAAAAGATTCTTCGAGATGATTTATTGTTTGAATAGTTAATTCTTTTTGGCTTGAATTTACAAGATCTAAAGCTTTAATTGCAGAATCAAGAGCTGATTGCATATGTGAAATGACACTACTACAGAAAGCGGGTGAATATTCTTTAGGTGTTTCTATATTACGCATAAGCGAATTCTCTTATGTTCCTTACATTGATAGCAACATCAATCCATAAACTTATCTTTTTTTTTAAATCTGGTTCATTGTTTTTAAATATAAATCCCGACGCATTTGAAAAAATTGTTTTAATCGGATCCATGATATTTTTTGTATCTGAAAATAATAAGATAAAAATATCTGGAAATAATTCTAATAACTTATCCCCGGTCTGAAAACCCCCTGTTCCATTGAAATCAATATCAATTAGAGCAAGATCTATCTTGTCTTTAGAACAAATTGATTTTATATTATCATGAGAATTTGCAATGAATATATTTTCAAGTCCAAGATTATAAATTGTTTTTTTTACAGAATCGACATGATCTTGCTCTTGACTGCAAATAAGAATGGATATATCCGTTATATTACACATCGTTATTTTTTAGCTTTTGATTTTGCCGGTCTACCAGGTTTTTTTTTCGGCTTGGATTCTGGCTTAGATTTTTGTTCAGGCTCTTGATCTTCTTGAAAAAAACTATCGATCATAACTTGGTTTTTAAGGACAATTTCTGTTAAATTTTTGACTGGCTTTACAATTGGTTCTATATTTGGTTCTTTTGTTGTTACTTGTCTCGGAGCTATTCTTGTGGCTAAACGCTTTTTTCTTATAGCCATCCTCCGTCTTTCGTGACCTTTTGACATGATAAAATCCTCTAAAAATTAGTGAATACCCTGGGGATTTCTCCCCAGGGTGTTTTTATTTTAAAAAGACTTTAGTTAGTCTCAATCATTGCGATACGAGCATTTTTCTTCTCGTAAACACGGGTCCAATTTGCAGCAGCTTGACAGTCAGTATTTGTGGGTGACGTTCCAGAAGTAGTATTAACCCACTTAATCCCTCTTGGATGAAGCAGAAAGTGCCTCCGTGTGATAAAGATGCTATCACTTGCCAATGCCACCCGATCATATTCAGAAGGAACTGGAGCATTACCTTCACCACGACCTACTGCCCCTTCAGCAAACAAAAAGCTCTGATAAACAGTCGGTGTACCTGTACCTGTGCCTGCTCTTGTTGGGCAAGAATCATCCACAATAACCCGTTTGTCCAGATAAAATGGCAGTTTGGTGCTTACACCAGAAGGTTGTTTATAATCGATCAATTCCTGTTGAAGCAAATCAGTCAGACATTTGGAGTGCATTGCAATAGCTGTAAATCTGTCTTGTGAATCACCCAGGAGAGATTGACCGGCAATGATGGCAGTCGGACACATTACAGTTGGAGCAGCATCGTTCCAGGCTTTTACATTGGCTGTAATCTCAGAGGCATGAGTGTAAATCAAATCACCAACACCGTCTCCGTAATTATTTGCCAGGTTGTCAGCAAAAATACCCGTCAAAGTTGCAATCAACAAAGCTTGTTCTTTGCGTTGCCAGAAAGAATGAATCAAGCCGGCAATGACAGTCAGCGGATCAGTTCCGGAAAGGGCCCCAGAAAGATCATTAACAGATCGTGCATCACCACGGGCATGAAGCCTTGCAATATCTTGTTTGGTACCGATTTTTCCAGTTGTCAGCGGTGTAGAATCGCTCAAAATCTGATCATCGCCAGTCAGATCGGAGAAGAAGGGCATGTTAATAGTTTCACCGCCGCCCTGGGCAAGTGTGTCAAGATATGGATCTCTGATAACAATACCAGAATCGATCAGGTTGGATTTCGTGGTAGTTAATTCAAGAAAATACTCGTCCCATACATCGGGAATTAGGATATCAGATACGGATACTTTAGCCATAATATATTACTCCTGTGTTTGTGCCGCTGCTTTCAATTTATCGTAAAGTTGCGGATCGCTTTTTTTAAGAAGGGCTTGTTCAGTGCGATTAAGAGTATCTTTGGCAAAGGGGTTTTTCTGGTTCGATTGATTACCATCCAGGTTTCCACCTGAGTTAGATCCACCAGATTGTTTTTCCTTTTCAAAAATACCATCACCTGCGAATGCAGGTTTTGCTTTAAATTCCTGAACAAGTTCCGAGATTGTCATCGGCTCACCTATATTATTGAGCCGGGGGTTGCCAGCGTCATCAATAACAACGGTCTTGTGACTTGAATCACCGTCGCTTTTTCTAACATCGACAAATTTTGAGATGTGAGGCATTAAGATTGGAATGTTCCCTTTAGCAGCAGCCAAAGCTTCAGTGAGTTTGTTGTCTTTTAAATGCACTTTCAATTCTGCAAGTGTGCTCTCCAGACTGGCACTGTTTTTTGTTGCTGCTTCCTGGGCTTTACTGGATAAGGTTTCAAGTTGAGTCTTGTGAGTGCCAAGTAATGCTGCCATTGCTGCTTCATGCTCTTCTCGTAGTTGAATTTCGAGTTTTTCCCACTTCCCCTCGCTAATCAACTTTGTTTTGTTGTTTTTATCTTGTTTGATTTTCAACGCTTCGAGTTCAGCCGTGTCACTCTTAAATTTCTCAAGATCGATACCTTTCAGTTCATCAAGACTATCAAGATCAAGACCTGTCATTTTGGTTTGAAGGTCTTTGAGTTTTTTCTCAAAGTCTTTCTTCTCATCCCTGACAAGCTTCATGGTCTTGCTAAGACTGGCTACTGACGGATGATCATCTACACCATCAATATCCAGAACAAAC